TCCGAGCGCCGCTAACTGCCGTCCCGTAATCCGTACCTACCCCGTCTTTGTTGCCGTGGTCATACCCGCTCCTTGGTAAATGCTTGACTAACCCCTAGTATATAGTAGTCACGTATGTTTGTCAATAAAAACTGACAAACATACGTGATTGTCAAACAAGAGAACGTATGTTATACTGAAGTCCTAACGCCAGTTATCGCCGCGCCTAAAGCGGATAACTGGCGTTTTTGCATAGGCGCGGCGATAACCTTGGCAGTTTGGCAGGAGGTTTGTTGTGTCCCCTATTGACTATGCTTTTGTCAGTGCCCCGCGTTGCTCATCTGCGGTTTTTTCGACCGTTCTTGCATCTCGTAATAGTCCAGCCACATCACTGGCTACTGAACTCTATGCTATCCCATTATCTTTTGGCCTCGATCCCGCCGTGGCCTTAGCCTTTTTTGACCACGAAAGTAAGTACGGAACGGTAGGCTTGGCAGTGGAAACGCTAAACTGGGGCAACATTCGTCGTGGACAAGGGCGGGAAATTAGACATAAAACCTTTTATTACCCAAATGGCAAAAGTCGAGGGCAGTTTGCTGTGTACAACTCGTGGGCGAATAGCTTACACGACTGGTGTACATTGATACTTAATGGTTATGTTCGAGGCGGAATCGGTCGCGGTATTCTCGATACAGTACGCCGAGCTATCGCAGTCTATGCCCCGGCTGATGACGAAAATGACCCTGATGGTTATGCAAATACTGTTATAGCGCTGGTTACTCGCTGGCAAAATCAGAGCCAACCCAACAATACCTGGGCATTATGGGGTTCAAACTATCCTCTTCCTATTGAGCAACAAGCTTTTGCTATTCCGCAACGATGGTTTCAAAGTGCTATTTTGCTAGGAGCGGCTACGGGGCCAGAAATATATCTTGACGCATTTACTGCTGTCAGACCGTTTCAAGGGGGGTGGATCACCTTTGAAGCACTGACCAAAACGACGCATTTGCAAATTCGTACAAAGAGGTTAGTGTGATGGAGTCATTTTTAGGTTGGCTACTTGCCGGAATTGTGTCACTGGCGGCGTTCGCTGCCGCCGCTCGTCCGGCCATTAAGCCGATACGCGAATTTATTAGTGATTTTATTGAAGCAATACGTGGTCTTAAGGGTAACAACGCAAACACTGAATTGATTAAGGAGATGACTGAGCGCATTCGGGTTGCGCAGGTTGATCATGCCGATTTAGATCGTTTGCGTCGTTGGAAAGCCGCATTTGATAGTTTGCCAGAGTGTCAACGGAAGTGTCGAGAGCAAATTGAGCAGATGGCCGATGATCGACGCATTCGACCACTGACAGCCAAAGAGTTGATGGAGAACAATAAATCGTGACAACCACTTCTGATTCACCAATACCACCTTTAGAACCTTGGTATGGTGAGCAAGTACGTAAATTTGAAAAGCGGTTGCAACCGCTTGGTGCTGACTTGGCTTTGGCTTTGAGCGCTCAAGCCGAACTTATTCTTGCTGTGATGCGCCACGATATGAACAATCTTACGATGGTTGTACGTGGTGAACAGGATATAGCAAAACAAACAGAGCAAGCGGTTAGTAATCTGAAAAAAGAATTTGCTTTATTTACTGAGGAATCGTTAACTGATCGTCGAGAACTGCGGGCTCTGTATGAGCGGCACGAACGAGCTATTGCGCAATTGCGTAAAGCGCTTAAGGCATTACAAGAAGAAGATGAGGAGGTGCAAGATGAGCCTGGTCACCCCTGGTAATCAGGTATTGAGTTTTCTTGCGACCATTGCACCACTTCAATCGGCAATTACTATTGCTGCTGATGGCGGGGCGCGAATAAAACTTGACATTCCTGAAACTGAAATGACCAATATTCAACGCATTCTTGCACTTCGTAATCGCGTTTTAGCAGTATCAATTGTCGTACTTGATAGTGATGAAAACAGTAATGTTGACAATTGAACGACTGCCAAATGAAACAAGTAAGGCATACTTGGCGTTTGCCGAGTATGCCGCTTTGGGTTCAGGCCGTTCATTTGCTGCGCTTGCTCGATCAAAAGGCAAAAATGGGGCGTATGTGGGTCAGCTTGAACGCTGGTCATCAGCCTATAACTGGCAACTTCGAGTAGCCGAGTATGATAAACACCTTGCTCAGCAAACTCTTGACGTAGCCGCTAATGCCTATCGCGAAGAATTGGAGGAAAATCGTATTCGGTACAAAAAGACTGGCGAAGAATTACACCAGGCAGCAAAAGAATTACTCGAAGAACTGCTGAAGCGAAAGCGCACTATCGATTATACGCCTACGCTTCTTTCTGGAATTGTTCGAGCGTTTGAAGTGGCGGCCAATCTGGAAGCACACGCGTTGGGTCTCGATAAGTTACTAAGTAATCTAGATGTATCGAGTTAATCAAGCCAGACAACGACTGCAATATGCTCCCCCTCCGGTACGAGTTCGGCGTGTAACGACGACTGAACCAACCCGTTTTGTATTGCCGCCATTAAGGTTGTGTTCACCAGTACGTTATAGCGATGGCTCTACAACGCCGTTGTGGGCACGAGAGAACGGTGATATTAACCTGTACTTACACGCTGGTCAACGGTTGAGTTGGCAATCAGATAAGCGTATTGTAGCGATTTTGGCCGGCACGCAGGGTGGCAAAACATCGTTTACTCCCTGGTGGTTGTATCGAGAAATTCAGCAGCGAGGGCCTGGGGACTACATTGCAGGTACGGCTAGTTACGACTTATTCAAGCTGAAGTTTCTTCCTGCTCTTCGAGAGGTTTTTGAGCATATTACAGATTGGGGGCGTTATTGGTCTGGGGATAGAGTCATAGAATTGCGTAATCCTGTTACAGGCCAATTTGTAGCTCAACGTGCTGATGACCCAATGTGGGGGCGCATTATTCTACGGTCTGCCGAAAGTGGCAGCGGTATGGAAAGTTTGACCGCCAAAGGTGCTGTGCTTGATGAAGCGGGAATGGATAGTTTTACAATTGATACGTATCAGGCCATCCGAAGACGAACGGCTCTTGCACAAGCTCGCCTTTTGCTTGCAACAACGCTATACAACCTGGGTTGGTTAAAGTCTGAGATATACGATAAGTTTCAAAAAAAAGACCCTCACATTGATGTTGTTCATTTTGACAGTGCAGACAACCCTGCCTTTCCTGAAGAGGAAGATAGATGGGCACGAGAAAACCTACCTGACTGGAAATACAATATGCAGTACCGTGGGCGCTATGATAAGCCTGCGGGCCTTGTCTACGATTGTTTTGATAGCGAAAAGCATACGTGCCCTCGTTTTGCTATTCCAGACGACTGGCAACGATACCTTGGGATTGACTTTGGCGGAGTAAATACAGCCGGCGTATTTTTTGCTGAAGAGCCGACTACTAAGAAATTATACCTGTATAGAACGTATCGAGGTGGCAACAAAGACGCAGAAGACCACGCAGCAGATTTACTAACTGGAGAGGTAATGGTACCTATTACCTGTGGCGGTGCGAAAAGCGAGGGCCAGTGGCGACGACAATTTAGGCGCGGCGGCTTACCAGTGAAAGAACCAGTTATTAGCGACGTTGAAGTGGGCATTAATCGCGTCTATGGTACGCACAGTCGGGGAGAGATTATTGTATTTGATGATCTGACCGATTATCTTCACGAAAAGGGGACATATAGCCGCAAGCTAGATACTCAAGGTGAGCCAACTGAAGAGATCAAAGATAAGAACACTTTTCACTTAATGGACGCAGAGCGGTACATTGTAGCAAGGATACGAAAATAGTGAAAACAGAACTTTCAATAAGTTATTCATTTTTGGCTGCTCTTATTCCATCAGGTGAAGAGGCAGTACAGGCAATGCAAGAGTTAGGCTTACGCTTTGGGAGAGGGTTGTACAAAGGCATACGACAACCTTCACGAGGTAATCGACGTAAACATCGTCGTGCCTTGAAACGAGCAAAACGATGAACAGGAAAATTTGGCAGTGGATAACAACGTTGTTGTGGTTAGTGCTTATTACCATCCCTTTTGTAATGGGCTTACTGTTAGGCCTGCTGTTACGGTTTGTCACAATATGGCATACGGCACTGGAAGAAGGCTATATGTATGGCGCTGGGCGCCAGAGCGAATAGCATATGTTGAAACGTATTCAAACCAGGGTAAACGCTCGACTACAGCGCACACCGCAAAAGGCGGTAAGTGACTATCATTCTGAGTTAAAAGGGCGTGAGCATCTCACAACAGGCAATCGTGAAATGCCCGATGTAACCCAAAGTTACGTTGGGTATGCCACTGTTTATCAAAGCTATACCTGGGTACGAAAGTCGGTAAGTGTTATTGCAGACACCCTTGCTCCACTAGCCAGTCGAGTTGTTGATGAAAAGGGTGAAACTCTCGTTGCTCACCCTATTACTGCGTTGTTGCAAAAACCCAACGATGAGCAAGATAGCAGCGCATTGCGCACCGAAACAATCCTGCATCAGTTATTGGGCGGTGAGATGTTCATTGAGGTTGTTGACGATGGCCGTGGCCGTCCAGCAGAACTTTGGGCACGACGCCCAGACTATATAAGCGTCGTGCCCAATAGTACACGTCTGTCATATCCTTCTGTTGCTGAGTATCTGTTCTATGACCCTGATCTCATTCCTGATACTGCTCGAACACCAGAGCAGCGGCGGCAATACGCTATGGCCATACCCGCTTCGGGAATGATTGCAGATAAGTTTTACAACCCGTTGAACAAGTGGCGTGGCCTTGCTCCTATCACCGCAGTACGCAATGGCATTGTCATTGACTTGTTCGCGCAAGCCTGGAGCCGTACCTTTTTGCAAAGTGGCGCACGGCCTGACTATGCTGTTGTGTCACCCCAGCCGCTTACACCAAAGGAGCGTGAAGCACTGGAGGCCCTTTTGCTACATAAGTTTAGCGGCGCTAATGGTTGGCATCGGCCTATCATTCTAGACGAAGGTGCAGAAATCAAACCGTTCTCATTTCCTCCTAAAGACATTGAATGGCTTCAGC